CAAGCGAAACAAACGACACTAAAAGAGGAGCAAACTCATCTGTGCAGAGAGTAGCCTCAGCTTCCAATGGAAGCGGTCAGAAAGCACAAGGAAGGAGAAACGGAGTTACGATTAGTCCTAATCATGTTTCTGTTAGCAGCAATTTGAAGCCGTATGGCATGAGCGAGAATGAATGGCTCAAACGTATTGGTAAAGAAATGGTAAAAATAGAAGGAGCAAAATAATGGACTTAGAAAAAATTGACGAAGTAACCCGAACATCTCGTGATGAAGAGCAACACGATAAAAAAGCCAGAAGAAAGCCATGGCAGCCCGCAAGGATGCTTGAAACTCCGCCCGCTCCAGAAGGTTATAAATACCGATGGATTAGGTCAGAGTATGTAGGTATAGAGGATAGAAACAATGTTTCTGCCCGCTTACGAGAAGGCTGGGAGTTTGTCCGTCAGGATGAAATGCCAGATTTCCCATTACCAACAATAGAGCATGGACAACACGCGGGGGTCATTAGCGTAGGTGGATTAATCTTAGCTAAGATACCGGTTGAAACAACCAAAGAAAGAAATGAATATTACAAGAACAAAAATTCTATACAGAATCAAGCTCTTGATAACACAATGTTCAATGAAGTCGATGGCAACAACAACTATGTAAAGTATTCTAGCGACAGAAAATCTGATGTAACATTTGGAAAAAAAAGGTAGGATATAAATATGGCGAATAAAGACGCTTCTTTTGGTCTAAAACCTGTACGAGAAATGGGCGGGGCGCCCTATTCTGGCGGTCAAAGCCGTTACCGAATTGCTGCAAACTACGACACAAACATCTTCCAAGGCGACCTCGTGATGCAAGTCACTGGTGGTACCGTGGAAATCCACGCCGATGGTGGAACTGTGCCGATAGTTGGAGTTTTTAACGGTTGCATGTATACGGACCCAGTCTCTTCGGAGCAAATATTTAGTAATTATTACCCTGCAAGCACGAACGCTTCAGACTTAATTGCTTTTATACACGATGACCCTAATACGGTCTTTGAAATCCAAGCTAATGCTGCATTCCCTGTAGCAGACTTGTTTGGTAATTTTGATGTCATCTATACAAACTCAGGTAGTACCATTACAGGTATTGCTGGAGCAGAGTTAGAGGTATCTACAGGAGCAACCACGGCTGGACTTCCGTTAAAGGCAATTGACATTAGTCAAGACCCTGATAACTCGGATGTTGGCAGCTCAAACACTAACGTGTTGGTTGTAATACAAAATCATATCTGCGGTCAAAAAGGCGCAGGTCTAGCATAATAGGAGCATAAGAAATGGCGATAAGTAGAGCGCAATTAGCGAAAGAACTTGAACCCGGTCTAAATGCCTTATTTGGACTAGAATACGATGAGTACAACAATGAATTTTCAGAAATTTTCTCTGTAGAAGATTCTGAAAGAGCTTTTGAAGAAGAAGTTATGATTGTTGGATTCGGTGCGGCTCCTGTGAAAACAGAAGGCGGAGGAGTTAACTTTGATAGTGCATCCGAAGGTTACACTGCAAGATATACACACGAAACTGTGTCCCTAGCTTTTGCATTAACCCAAGAAGCAATTGAAGATAATCTTTATGACCAGCTTGGTAGAAGGTATACAAAGGCATTAGCCAGAAGTATGCAACATACCAAAGAAGTAAAAGGCGCAAATGTATTAAACAATGCATTTGATAGTGATTTTACTATTGGTGATGGCAAAGTATTGATAGCATCAGATCACCCGTTAGCGGGCGGTGGAAGTGCTGCAAACAGAGCTACAACCATGGCTGATCTTAATGAAACTTCACTAGAAGATAACATTATTGATATTTCAACTTTTGTTGATGACAGAAATCTAACTATTGCAGTTAGACCCGATAAAATAATTGTCCCACCACAACTTACTTTTGTGGCTGATAGACTTTTAAATACACCGGGAAGAGTTAATAGCTCTGATAACGACATCAACTCGATTAGAAATCAAGGCTCAATACCAAATGGTTTTTCAGTAAACCATTATCTGACTGACCCTGATGCATATTTTATATTGACATCAGTTAACTCAGACGGAGAGGGATTAAAAATGTTTAATCGCTCAAGCCTAAACACATCTATGGAGCCTGAGTTTTCAACAGGCAACATTAGATACAAAGCTAGAGAAAGATATAGCTTTGGTGTTTCTAATTGGCGTGGAGTATTTGGTTCACAAGGAGCGTAAGTTTCTTGATAACCTTAAAGGGAGCTTCGGCTCCCTTTTTTTTGCCTAAAATAAATATTAAATAAAGTGTAAATAAGTGTTGACTTCAATAGAATAGTCCCTATAATAATTAGTAGTTAATCAATAATATGGAGAAAAATGAAAAACTACTTAACTAGAAAATCGTACGGCACATGGAACAGCACACAACTTTTCCAAGCCGGGTATAACATGGGAAGTGAATTTATCACTTTCAAACAAGCTCTAAAGATAGATGGAATTACAGGCAAAGGTCTTAAAGGTCTAAAAGCTGTAGTAACTGAATCACCTCTTTACACATTGCGTGAAGTTGAGAGCAAGGTAACCAAAGGCAAAATGGTCAAAGAAAAATTCTACTTCAGAGTTTTTTACGCGCCAGAAGTCTTGGCTAGAATTAACCACAACACAGAGGCAGCTTAATAAGCTGCCTTATTTATAGGAAAAAATATGAAATCACTATTAACAAGAATAACTGACAAAGCTATCGAAAAAGGCTATGGCTTTAGGGTAGATGCTTACGATATGTGGGTTTGGGATTGCACAGAATTTATTACCGAATATCACACCGACATAAATAAACTTATAGACGCTTGCAAAAATGTAGACGGGCTAGAGAATATTCACTTTGCAAAGCTAGATAAAGTTGTACCTTTAGCAAAAAAATTAAAGGACAACAAGCTGGAGAGCGTTGAAGATATAAAATGTCAAAACCTAGCTTTTGAATTGCTGGCTGGAGAGTATTCACTTAGGTGGATTAATTGGGGAGGCAATACAGGAATTGATTGTTTAAATGATGCTTGCTCGACTACCTTTTGGGATGACTTAGAGCTTGATAAAATAACAAATGAATACGAAGAAGAACTCTCAGATTTTGAAAGATTCTAAGGGGTTGATCTAATGGATGTCGGGAATAAATGTGTTAGTTGCGGTCGGGATACTTCATTCGGGACTGGCCTATTTGTTAACAGAATTCCAGCCGACGCTGATTATGAATCTGAGTATGGCGGGAAAATTGTTTTTAAAGAAGGACAATATCGGGACGGTTATTTATGTCCAGAGTGTTCTGCCCTTCCCTGTGATAGATGTGAAGATATGATAGAAATTGATAATGATATTACCCCCGTTGATTTGTACGGCATAGAAGATTCAAGAAGCGAATATAATTTTTCAGATAGCTCTTATAGAGTTCATTATAAATGTCTTAATAAACAGGAAAAAAAAGTATTCGACAATTTGTAGAACTTGTTTTATATTAGGTATACCCGCAAGGGCATTTATAGGAAAATAAAAAATGGATAGATTAAATAATAACTTCGAAGCCTCCAAAGTATCTAGGGGCAATCGTCATATCATCAAGGAACAAATTATCCAAGGTGATAAATATGAAGTGGACGGAATCCGCAGAGCCTTTTGGAGTAATCCAGATAGCACTCATTCGTGTCATATGTGGAGAATGTTAAAAGGCGTTTCTGTTGACCGCATAACTGTTGATTCTTGGGAAGGCGAAACGCTTAACGAATTCGCCCAGAGAACTGAAACAATTTTATTAGGGGGTTCAAAATGAGTAAGGAAAATAACCCTTTTTTAAATGGAGATATTGTTAGTTATCCTTACGGGTATGATTCAAAACAATATAACAGTTTCATTGATGATGAAGAAAAAATGAAAGACTTTTATATTTTATCTAAAGAGGAATTTTTAAACTTATATTCATATCTAAATGAAACTGAATATAACTTAACTAAAAGCGAGGTGGCTAAATGACTTTAAGAGTAGATTTACGAAACTGTAAAAAAAGTAAAACAACGGCAACTATTAATTCTTTTGAATTAGGTTGTCTTAGCATGGTTATCCAAATGGGGCAGATAACCGAAGATACCTATCAAGAATTTTACGCTCGTTGCAAGGTCTACTGGGCTATGCATGGCGAGGTAGACTGGTACACCTTAGACCAAATAAGAGATTTAATTGGGGCAGATATTAATACCGCATACGCCAGCCAAACTAAATTTCTTAATCATCATTTTAAGCTGATGCTTTCCGATCTGAAGGAATCAGAGAAAAAATTGGAGGTGGCTTAAATGGATGAGTACAAAGTAGTTTTTTATAATCACAATATCAGCGACGGCTATATTCAAATCATTAAAGGTATTCTTGCTAAAAGTGATAATCACGCCATGAACATAATTATGGATACTTGGAATATTTCCAAGAATTGGGTTATTAGCACTAGCGTAATTAAATTAAATAGGGGTAGCAAATGATAGATACAATTACAAGACACTCTTTTCAAGATGCCTTTCATGAAATGGGGCGTGGAGATCAATTTTCATATAGAGGATTGTTAGCTTTGTATGATTGGTTAGTAGAATATGAGGATTCAGCAGGCAGTCAAATAGAATTAGATGTTATTTCTATCTGTTGCGAGTATTCCGAGTATGACAGCCTTAAAGATTTTCAAGATGATTACGGGGATGAATATAAATCTCTTGAAAATATACAGAACAGGACAACCTTAATTAAAATAGAGGGTACAGAAAGATTTATTGTTGACCAATTTTGAAAACTATCTCCAATAGTTTAAGGGGCTTTTTAGCCCCTTTTTTGTACCCGCAGTAATCTGATAGATATATGTCTATTCTATAGGCGTGTGTATATGTATTAATTAATAGCATTTACCCCAGCGTCCAGCCTTGACTATTTAAAAGTTCCAGAGTTTCCAAAAGAGAGCGGGGCGGGGCGGTCGGGATTGTCGGGAGTCGGGACAGTCGGGAGTCT